CCTCCACATCGATAATGACGACGCGAAAGCGGATGCAAAAATCGGTAGAGCAAGAGCTGAACCGTTGGCTGGATAAGACGGTGGGACCACAACCGGTCCCAACATATCTCCCTGTTTCTCCTCAGGGTCACAAAAAGGAGCGGGGGCGGAAGGGCTTGGAGGCCCGACCGCCCCGTCGGGGGGGCGACCATCCTGGTCGCCCCTCCGATCCCGCTGCCGTGGAACTCTGTCCACGGCATGCAGGCGCCTCATTCGTGCAACACTCGGACACCAAATTGGTCTGTAAGTTGTGCGAGGATGAGATGACAGAGAGGGAATCACGAGTTTCGAAAATTGTCGCCCTTTGTGGCAGACTGTTCGTTACCCTGGAACTCCATGGAATGCGCAGTATCAAGACGCATCCTTGGTGCCGCTTTGCGGCGCTTCTTTGTTCCTACGACCTTGAAGATAAAATGGAAGCTTACCTGAAGTGGAAGCTTGCATGTATCTTCTGTTGGTTGATGGATCAGGAAGAGTTCCCTGACCGACCGGCTTTCGTGCCTGAAACCGACCGGCGGGACGTGATTGTGGGGGGAGGAGTGTACTGTTTTCTTCAACAAGTGAAGCGCGGGAGTACAAGGGTACCGCGTGAGACTGTCGCCTCTAGTCTCCTTCAGTTCAAGAAGGCATGTCCGGCTGTATCTGATTCGTTTCTGGAGAAATCCATGAAATCGAGTGGGAACCAGTTATGCGAGACTGCCACTTGTCCGGAGGATCGAGATGTCGACGACTCTCTTTGGGGTCATGATGACTGTCCCACTCCGGGACGTTGTCTTTGTCACCATTTCACTCTCTCAGCCCTAGAACGAGAAGTGGCGAGGACCTGCCGAGAGGTCTTCCCGCGGAGTGTCTTTCATGACACCCCTCGGTTCTCGGGACCTTCCATGCGGGGGCACTATGCATGGGGGAGAAGAAGAGGAGGAGCACTCCTTCCAGTGGCGCAACTTCTGCGCGCCAACCAAGAATGGAATCCCGAACGGAAGGAGATTCCCATCTGGGTTGAAGAGTGCATACAACCAGAGCCTATACCACAGACGGTTGAGGTGAGGTTGTCGGAACTAGAGCAGGACTTTTATGCCGAGTTGGTTGGCATTAAGGAACCTTTTAAGGTTCGGACCATTTCCAAAGGTCCTCCACGAGCCTACTACGTGTCCAAGTACCTTCAGAAAGTACTTTGGAAGCGTGTCCAGGAGCATCCCACCTTCCAACTGGTGGGTCGCCCTCTCTCTTCAGAGATCCTGGGACGTAGTTTAGGCCGTCTAGCCGAGGGGGAGGTATGGGTGAGCGGCGACTACAAGTCTGCAACCGACCTCCTCCACCCGCGGCTCTCGGAAGCCGCGGTTACTGCGATTTCTTCGCAGCTGCACTTATCTCCTGGATTACAGAAGATTTTCCGCCAGGCCCTTACCGGCCATCTGATTGTCACCGACCGTGGTGAACCCTCCCAGCAGATTCGAGTTCAACAATGGGGACAGCTCATGGGATCTCCCTTGAGCTTTCCTGTTTTGTGTCTCGTGAATGCTGCGGTTACCCGTAGGGTCTTGGAATTGACCCGAGGGGGGGAATGGACACGTCCTCTTTCCTTGAGACGTGCACGGATCTTGGTGAATGGTGACGACATCGGTTTTGCCCTGGACCGATGTTGGTACCCCCTTTGGGGTTACGCGACCCGGAAGGCGGGTCTCCACAAATCTGTGGGGAAGAACTACACTAGTCCCGAATTCATAGTATTGAATTCTGAGACCCACATGTACAGGCCAAAGACTTTGCCTGTAGGTGTGGAAGGCCCTTTGGGCCTTGACTGGGAGTTCTGCCCCTGGATAAATGGAGCCCTCCTTTTCGGCCTGACCCCGAAAGGATCAGAATCCTGGGATACACGTATGCCCGTTACCCCGGAGTCCACACTGGGACTCGGGGACCGGCTCCGTGATCTCCTCCGGTGTGCTAACCAGCACTTTGACCTGGACCGTCTTCGGACGATCTTCATCCGCGAACATGCGGATTTCTTGGCCCTCACCCCTCCTGGGGTTGATTGGGTCATCCCCCCGATATTGGGGGGGCTGGGTTTGGACTTGCCAAACCGGGCATGGTCCGTACGGGGACGCCGTCGAGCTGCCTACGTTGCACAGAGCAATGAAGAGCTGTTCCAGCAATCCCTTAAGGACTCTTTTGCCCGAAAGCGCAACCCTGCCCTTCTCGCTTTGGCCTACCAAGAGGCCCGGAAGCGCGGTCGACTCGTTTCGAACCGTCAGCTTGGTTATACCGATGAGGTCGCCCCGATTGGAGGCTACCTCTATAACGCTGTTTTATCTTACCGTCTGAAGAAGAAACGCGATGTTGATCTGGATGAGCTTGAGGATGCACGATCTCAAGAGTCTCTCATACGATCATGGACGAACGGTGTTAACCGACAGCTCCGGCTGTCCCGTGAGTGGCAACCCCAGGTGACCTTGGGGAAATTCGACGATATTATCGCCGATTTCCTCGAGTTCCCTCGAAAGGTTTGTCTACTCCTTGAGAAGGATAACCTCCCCCCCCTCATCCACCTTAGGGATGATCCGGTTGACCTATTGGATTAGATCAGCCACCAGAGAACAGGTTCGGAAAGGGAACCAGTACAACATTTCACCGCTCTTCCACGTCCCAGAAGCGCCGATACACGGAGGTTAAACCTCGTGCCGGACTAATCACCCGGAGGCAGGCCGACGTATTGAAGTGAATGTTGTTGGTAACCCAATCCTTAGAGTTCTCTTTCGCGTAATTCGGGTGGACGCGACCCCGACACAATCGTTTTCACTCTCTTCCCACGTTGTGGGAACATTCCGTCGGACGACCTGGATCTACGCTTAGCGCGACCAGTTCCGATATGTTGGAGAGAGATGACGTCTTCTGCTTAGGTTGGCATACCTTCATCCAGTGACTACAGGTTCTGATCCCTTTTTGGGCAGAGTCAGTAGGAGATAGGGTATCCGAGCAGTTGACAGATTGTGG